CATGCATAACAGGCTTACATGAATCATCTGCTACGCACATGAAGATGTTAGCCTTATCACCAATTTCAGCTGTATCGTTAGCTAAGCTATAAGCTGCGCCATCGATAGCTTCTGAAGCTGTAAGTGATGGTAAGAAGTTAGAAGTGTAAATATCCCAACCCATAATGTTTCTTACGAAACGATGGTCTCTAGCAAAACCTTCGTTAAGAACACCTTGAAATTGCGGAGTGTTATTAACTACAGATGTTTGTGAGATTAATGTGTTAAGAGTTGCTTCTACAATAGGGTCAACAATAGCAATACGACCTGAAGCAGGTGCATTAGCTTTGTCAAACGCTAGTTTCATAGATACGAAATCACCTAAAACAATGTTTCGTGAAGTTGCTGATTCACCACCAGCTACCCATCTATGAGGTCTGTTGTTAATTAGGTTTAGGTCTGCTGCTGATTGACCAGCATTAGCTGTACCTAAGAAACGAGTTTCATGGTTTTCACCAAGAGCTCTTGTTGATTCCATAGCTCTCATAGCCATGAGTTGGTCTACCTGTGAACCATCTTCACGTAGGTCATCAGTTACTTTCCAAGCATCACCGATGTAATCAGTAATAGCTAGGTTAATAGTACCTGTGTCTATGTTAGTAAAGTTCAGAGGTGTATCCTCTGCCGCATCTTGAAGTGTTACAGTACCTACTGTTTTAATGTTTAGTGTTGTACCTGAACCGAAGTCTGTTACATCACGATACATTCCTTCTGGAAGAAGGTAGTCATGTAAGTTATCAAGAATAAACTGAGAATACTGTTGCGCTTCAATGAACGCAGTTGTATTTGCAGTAGTATGTGCCATTCTTTAAGTCTCCTTAAGACTGATTAATTTTAGCTTTAGCTCTACCCCAAGCTGCTAATAAGTCTTTAGTTGAACCACCTTCTACCTTTGCAGATATTTCAGCTGGTCTAGCTTGTTGACTTAATGCTTCAGTATTAATATCACCACTAGAACTAGCTACTGGTGCTTTAGCTGCAGATAAACCTGCTGCTTTTAATACTACTGTGGGGCTTGTTGCTGCAAGCTCGTTAAGTTGTTTAACAGATAAGTTAAGTTCTTTTGCTATAGAGTTATACGTATCTTCAGCTTTATCACCATACTGTTCAGTAAACTTTGCAGCTACTGAATTAGCATTAGATTCTGCTTTAGCATTCGCTTCTCTTGTTGCAATAGTTTGATTAACTAAATCCATCACATTATCTTGATTAAGTTCTCCACTCTGCACGGTCTGTGCTGGTGTTTGAACTCCAGACTTTAATTCATCTATAAGTTCCTGAGTAGTTTGACGCTTAGTTAGTTCTTCTCTTACAGAAGCTAATTCAGACTCTAAAGTCTCAATATGTTTCTGTGCATGAGGAACAGACTTTAAAGCATCTTCTGGACTCTGGTACTTTTTACCCTCTCCAACTAACTCTTGAGCTTCGGTCGGAATCTCAAATGCTTTTGGTTGAGTATCTGTTTGTACAGTCTCCTGGGTAGGTTCTTGTACAGGTGTTTCAGTTGTTTCTGTTTTTACTTCTTCATTCATGTTACTTTCTCCTTTGGTCAAGGTAATAAATTATATAGTTTTGTTAAAGCTTTTTGAATACCTCTTTGATAAGCTTGATACTCATTAAAAGCAGGAAGTTTAAAGTTCTCTTCATCCATACACTTTCTATTAGATATATCTACTTGTTCAGATAAGTACTCTCTTAACTCTTCAAAAACTTGTTTCTTTGTTAAGGCTTTAGCCTTTTCACTTTTTAAATCCATACTATAATTATACCATATTTTTAAGTAAAAGTCAAGCTTTTACTGTTACATTACAGGTGGTTCTTCACCTTCAGGAGGTTGTTCCATTTGTTGTATCTCCTGATTAAGCATGTTTTCTTCTATAGAAGGTTCTGCTTGTTGTGCCTGTAAATCTTGTTGTATCTGCATTTTTATTTTCTCTTGTTCTGCAGCTTCAAATAATGCAGCGTTATCTTGCATAAATCCATACTGGTCAAAGCCCATATATTCTTCTATCATCTTAGCTACTAACTTAGGTGATACATGAGGACTAATCATTTGTCCTATTGGACTGTTAAATACACCTAGCATATTCTGTAAGAGCTGTGCTCTAGCAGCATAATGTCTAGCACCTATAGGTCTAATCTTACCTCTAGATGTTAAGTCTTCTTTAGTTACAGATAAGAAGTCTTGTACACCAAAGTCATCATCATATACTTTTGCTAGTTCAGGTAACTCTAAATTACGTTTAGCTGTTTCTAACATTGTATTTAAGATAGGTTCTAACATTTCTATCTCAAACTGATTAACTTTGTTCTGGAAGATTCTACCAGCTGCATTCTGTAATGATTGTACTTCAAATGCAGTCTTCTCTCCAGGTGTTCTAATACCCATAGCTTCTTTAGGAGCTCCTGCCATTTGCTCCATTGTATTCATTAAACCTTGCAGTTCATTGTTTACTTGAAATGCTGCAGGATTAGGTGGTAACATATCTATAGCACCATCTTCTTGTAAGTGTATAGTTGTCTCTGGTCCCCATTCAAACGGGTCTACCTCACCTTTAATAACCATTGGTGGATGTATAGTTAAGTCTAGAGCATCTGCTTTAGCATTCTCTAGATGGTCTAGTCTATATTGCATACCAACTAAGTTATCTAAAGGTCCCATACCATATAAGTTATCAGGTCTTTTTCTCCATGCTACATGAGCCTTAGTATCTTGTCCTATATAACTAGGGTTTTCTATATTACGTAGTACATAGCTTCTATCTATAATTGTAATAATTCTATTCTTATGTAGTACTTCATCATCTTTATCATAGAAGTCACCTTCAAACTCTATAACCTCTACCATACCTGATTGGTAGTATTCTTGTAGTGTACCAAAACCATCAGCAATAAATGCATCTGCTTTATTTACATCTTCTACTCTAAACATAGAGATACTATTTCTTATTTCTAATGCTTTATTAAATGCTGTTTTATTGTACTGTAAGTCAGGTCTTTCATCTAAATCTCTTTGTAACTCTCCAACAGATTTAACATACCTAGTAAACTTAGGTGACTTAGCAAAAGAACTAGCTACAGGGTTAAATACAATATCAAATGGTGATATACGTTTTAGTTTAGGACCATTGTAAGTTGTAATTACTTCTTTAGTTACTGGGTCTTCATGCTGTTCATTAACATATCTTACTTCACCAAAAGCATTACCATAGTCAATATAATCATATAACAGTAAACTTACTTCTTCTCTAAACTTAGATTCTTTTAGTTTAGTTTTCATGTAAGCTTCAATAGCTTTACGTTTGTTAATAGTAGAGTCTTCTCTAGATGCTCCTTCCCATTTCATCCAGTTATCATTAGGAAATAAAGCATCCATATAGTTGGCATGTAAGTTATCTCGTATTTGAGTTAACTTAGGTAGGGTTGTTTTATTTTTCCAGGGGAGTGTACTATTAGTTGTAGTTGTAGTATCAGTAGCAAAAAGATAGTTTCTTAACTCTCTCCACTCTGTTTCTTTTTGTTGACGTTGAATCCACCATTGATTATATAATCCAGATAATACTCTAGCTATGTTTTCTTGTCCAATCGCTTTTTCTATTTCAGCTACTTCACCTGCCATAATTTATTCCTTAATTTGTTATCCCACCAAACCTACTATGAGTTGGTAAAGGTTTATTAAATCCTAAACCTGTGTTTGCTCTGAGTTTAGGTGCTAATGATATTGCCATAGCATTTGATAATGCATCTTTAATATCATCATGTGGTGGATGTACCATCACTAATTCTTCTTCTAGTGTTTGACAGTTACCACCTTTATAATGCCAAACTTGTAAGTTATCATACTTTGGTTCTAATACTGCACCTACCCTCTGTGCTTTGTCTCCTAAGCTTCTAGTAGGTCTAAATTCATCAACTGATAGTGGGATACCATTTGGTTTAAGATAACTGTCCTTGAGCTCTTTAACGATGGTTTGTTGGGCTACTGTAACCTCAGCTCTTATCTTTCTAAATCCCCACTTTTCCCAAGCTTTTAATATATGTTGATAATAGTCTACAATCTTTTCTGTTTTAAATCTATCTATATCTAATACATAAAAATTGTTTTGATGGTCAACACCAACAATTACTAAAGCAGTATAGTCTGCTTGTCTTCTTAAACTAAATGCAAAGTCAATTGCAGCAAATATATTTAGTTTTCTATCTCTTAAATACCAATCACCCTCTCTAACATTTAATGCTGTTTTATCAAAGTACTGAAAGTTATCTGAATTTATCCTAGCACTTTCTGTTGTATTAGGGTCATTGTAATATTGAGCATAAAATTGTGTAGTGTCAATATACTTTGCTTTAATTCTAGCTAACTCTTTAGCATCAAATCCAAATGATTTACCATCTTTACGAGTTCTCTTAGCCCATAAGAATTCACCATCTGTTTCTACTACTTTTTGAAATAACTCATATACTTCATCTTCATTCTCTATTTCACCTTCATCATCATACAGAGTTTCTTTCATATTAATCATAGTATCATATATATCTTTAGGATGATACCTAGTTCCTACTACCCATTCTTGTGCACCAGGGTTTTCAATAGATGCTAATTGTGAGTAAGCACTTGCTACTTTTTCTCTACCTTCTTCTGAGTAAGCATTTCCTGGTACAACTATATCATCAAGTACAACAATGTCAGCATGGAAACCAGTTGTATTACTTGTAAGTCCAACTGCTTTAACTGTTGCATCCCTAATACCTTCTAGCTTTCTTTGTGGATGGTCAACAGCTATTTCAGCTACTGCCCACTTTTCTCGTTTTCCTTCTTCTGGATGTATCATTTCACTCCAGTACCTACGATATATAGGGGAATCAATTATCTGTTTAATAGCATATAACTGTTTCTCTGCTAAGTCTGCTGTTGCTGATACATATAATACAGTAGTCTCAGGATGTTTAGTTATATACCATGCTGTCCTATATGCAGCTAATTTACTCTTCATATGTCCACGAGGAAGTAATACTAGCTGATTATCTTTTCTATCTGTTCTACCCCACCAACTTATTAACTCTTCATGAATTGCTCCAAGTAATAAGTGTGGTGCTACTAATTTAATAAATGTAAGTAGGTCTGCTTCTGCAGCCTCTCTGATTTGGTCAATCTGAGTCATGTTATACTTTCTTT